TGCTCTGAATGAATAACCTATCTCCCCAAGTAGTATGCCGGGTGGATTGTTGTCGCTCGTATGTTACGGAAATGAAAACGCGCTCACAAATGGAAATCCCGAAACAACGTGGTTTTACAAATCATTTCAGAAATACACGCATTTTTCACAAGAACCAATACAAATACCCTTGGAAGGTCCGAATCTTCTGTTAATGGATGCGCCAGTTTTACTCAAAGCAAAAATACCCAGACAGGGCGATTTGCTCAGTGACTTAGTGTTGCGAGTTCAATTACCCGATGTGTTTAGTAAAGCCTTTGTATCACTTTCGGGCGAAGAATACGTACTCGACCGGCTTTACGAATTCGCATGGGTTCGTCAAGTTGGAGTGCGCCTCATTGATACAGTAACATTTACTGTAGGAGGCCAGATTATCCAAGAATTTAATAGTGATTGGATAAGTGCGCGCGCGTTATTGGACCAGACGAACGATAAATATCAACAGTGGCGCGCGATGGTTGGTGATACTCCAGAATATTTTGACCCGGCAAACGGAATCTATGCAGACCAGAGTGTTCAAAATTGGAATCCGTATCCGAATGTTATTCAAAATGTCAATGTTGCGGTTCAAAACAACGCGCCATCCATTCCAGGTCGCATTTTACGAATACCGCTAGGTCTGTGGTTTAGCGATTATATCGCAAATTCGCTTCCACTCATCGCACTTCAATATCACGATGCTGAAATCACGCTCAAATTGCGTCCCATTCGTGACTTGTATACTGTATTGGACCCGAGTGGAGTGCGTCTTCGTTCCAATCAGAAATTGTTGCCTTATATTCCAACGGACCAGTATCCAAATGTATGGAATCCATCGGTGTACGGACCAATGCCACCAACACTCGCAAATTTGTATCAAGGCATTTCCGATCCAATGGCCTCCATGAAGAACTTTTTGACGGATTTTGGAGTCACGCCGTTTAATGACGGTTGGCCACTCAATCCGACATTGGAAGCAACCTACACATTTGTGACGCAGGAAGAACAGCGAACATTTGTAAAAAAAGCGCTCCGTTACAATGTTCGGCAAGTCCAGAATTTCCAATTTTATGGAATCAATACGCGAGATACCTACCGTTTGGATGTTCACAACATCGCCACACGGATTGTCTATTTTTCCCGGCGTTCGGATGCGATTCCGAACCGCAATCAGCCCTACAATTTAACGAATTGGATAAATCCGCAAGGTTCTGCGAGACCGGTGGCATTTCCTGTCTCCGGATATACAAATCAACTTGTAATACCAGGTGTAGGAAATGTAAAGATTGGTGGTTCCGGTAATAATTTAGCGGGGTTACAACGACGTATTCTTCGCAACGTATTTTTGACGGCAAATGGTACTCCGCTCTTTGATTCAATTGACCCTTCGTATTTTACAGAATATGTTCCGTATCGTTATCTCAATGGCAACGCAGCACCGTTTCAAGATTTCAGTTTAGCGAGTCAATCCGAAATGTTTCCGATATACGCATACAGTTTCGCATTGAACGGTTCCAGTATTGAGCAACCAAAAGGTACTCTTAATACAAGTCGCATTGACCGGTTGGAAATGGATGTGGATGTAGAACCGATTCCGTTCTTAGCGAATTATTCATATGAACTACAGGTTTTTGTGGAAACGATGAATTTCTTGGAAATTACGAATGGTTTGGGTGGTCTCAAGTTCGCTAAATAAACATAAAATGAGATCCGTTTAAAATCCAAAAGAAAACATCCAATGTTTTTGAATATTCTATTGATAAAATAGAGTTTGGTTGCTCATATATCGCGATTTACAAGAAGGTTCGTAATCATTGGGTGCCTTAGTCGGCTGATAACACCGTTTCCTTACGTTATAATTATTGATAACGTAAGTAATAATTTCAAAATGTCTAATACTTATTCACCCACCAGTCATCGTGGAAGTACGGTGGTACTTCAGTGTACGAATTGCTGACAATCGTCTTGGAAGGACCTTCACGGTAGAGAGTATCAATTTGGGAGTAGTTAAGCGCGTATGCGAAATACTTGAGGCGCGATACCATGCCTTTTGCTGCATTGTCTACGCGGAAGCTCGTTTGAAGCTTATTGCCGGGTTTTGGGAATTGTACGGGATACAGCACGTACACGTTACCAAAGTTGAGTTTGGGAACAACGTCAAATTCGTGGCGAACCGTTACATTGCCGTTTACGAAAACATCAAGGAACTTACCTTTGAGCGTTATCACCAAGTGGAACCATTTGCCAATAGGAATATTAGGAATTTCTACATAGTTATCGGGTTTTACAGTGGAATTCATATACAGACGGAGAGTGTTCTTGTTTCCTTCAACGAATAATCCGGGAGCCATAAGAGGATATCCGTCCTTGGAACCCTTGTGCATTATGTGTTTCAGAAACGTAGGCTGGTTAATAGACTTTGCTCCGCAATCCTCTTGTACAATACCCTCAAACGTATCGGGTGAAATAAAGAGCCACTGCGAATAACTGAACTCCATGCCCGTCATTTCATTCTCACTGTTGAAAATGAGTTTCTCGGCTTCGGGGCTTTGAACGATAAGTTGTTTTCCTGGCGTTGTGTCCTGAAACAGTACAGTTGTCTGTTGGTCAATCTTCTTCACGGTTTTCACGAGAACTTCTACAATCATCACGAGCATGTTCACAACAAATATGACAGCGACTGTGAGAAGTAACTGCGATACTAGCGTGCGACCGGTAAAAATACCAAGGACAGTTTCCATTTCCTCTATTTACTATAAATAGAAGAAATGAATTGAGAAGTTGTTTATTGGGTGTTTAGTAGGCCACAGTCTTTTGGACGTTGTTCGCACCGGAATACGTAAGTTTAATACCGAGTTTATCGGCAAGGTAACCAATAAAACCGGCGGCACCTGCGGGACCGGCCTGGTAAATTGCGTAAATGCGGTCCGGGGTGAGCGGAAGCGCAAAGAATTGGATACCGCTGATCTTTCCGCCGAAACCTCCCTTTTGGCCGATGACAATCGATTGTATGCCTTTTGCGGGTGCGCTGGGAAGGTCGGGAAGTACGCAGGAGCGGTTAAGTTTACCATCGTAATAGACATCCACGATGCGTCCATTCACGGTTACAGTGACGTTGATATAGCGTTGTAAATCAATATCCTGTAAGTCGCACATGGGCGTTTGAATGGTGGGGCCGAACATATTGGCACCACTTTGTCCGGACAGCAGTTCTTCAAAGTTCTTATTGAGCGTGTAATCTTTATCAGCATCGTTCTTACCATCGGTGTGTACACGTATCATCATCTTGGCCTCATTCGGGTAGAGGATGCTCGTAAACAAGGAACTTGTAGGGAGCGAACTATCCACGATTTGAAGAACGCTCTTGGGTTGACCCGCACGGTAGTCCCAACTGGTAATATACATCCAGAAACTAATCGTGTATTCTCCACCATATTTCACGCGGACATCGGGGTTGGTATTTGGGATAATAAACGATGCAGGCTTGTTTGCATCAATCTCGTTGTCAAGAACACTGACCTCTAAGTCGGAGCCTGCAATAAGGAACTTATACAGGTAGTATACAATGAGCACAAATGCTATAATGTACACGACGTTCATAATCGTTCCGCGGTTGTTGCCGGCCATATTGCGGAGGGATTCCATTACGCTTCTACGGTGTACGAGCATAAAAAATGCGTATCCTTCGTTTTCTGAAATTCAGAGCGCGAACGATAAGTTTCATGAATCTAAGCATATTCGTAGTCCACGTATTCAAGTCCACCGACATCTAGACGGAATCCGCAAAACCCCATATCGCATAAATTTTTGGTCAATTGGTTCCAAACATCCCAAAAGGAAAATGGAACATCGGGAATTAATGGTTTACCACGTGTATCGGTATTACGTTTGTAGTTTCGTGCGACATCACTCTCGGTGAGTCGTCGGGCCCATCCTTGGAATAGACCAGCTTGCCCAGCAAAATCCGGAGAGGTTTCCAAAAGTACGCCCACAGGATTGAGCACCGGTAAGTTGGACAGTAACGTTGAGGATGCAAGCGCACCATTTACATAGATATCTACACTACGACCTTCCAATGTGATTGTAAGTTGATTCCATCGTTCAATCATGAAATTCTCAATATCAATATGAACCATTCCATCTCGGTCCATTTGATTCACAGGAGCCAGTGGTTTAATACGGACACGTGCTATTTGGTGTATAGGGTCCAGGAGCACATCACCGACACCCAATATGTATAAGAACGGTTTGAATCGGAAATCTCCTTTGGGACCGGCGATAGGAATATTTTCACGGTTTACGCCGGACATGTAGACAAAGAAACTTAAGGTGAAGTTGTTTCCAAGCGATAAGTCAATATCAGATTGTTTGAAGACTGTTACGGTAGATTCCGCGTGTTGTTCGGAACGAAGTACATAGGGCCCCAATACAGTAACTTCCTTGGCTCGTGGTTGTAACCACCACCATACAATCGCACCAATTATACACAGTATAACTATAGCAAGACCCCATAAGGCTACGGGAGAGGGTCCTTGGCCCTGTTTGCCTAGAAACGGTTCGTCCATCCTTACCGTGTCTATATAAAATCATTATTTCCCACACGTTGAAAGACTTGATGCTATACCAAGTGAACCTGTAGGTTTTCCGACCGCTTTGGGTGGTAACGGTTCATCGGCTCCACTACATATAGGACGAGTTGTAGGGAATAC